GCGGCGCATGCGGGAGCGGTTCTCCTTGGCCTTTTGCTCGGCCTCGATCTCTGCCTGCTTGGCGTCCTCCTCGGCCTTGCGGTCCGCCTCGATGGTGGCGTAGAGGTACGAACGCTTGCGCATCTCATCGATAGAGGTACCAGGGTTTGCAGGGATCGACACGCAGCTCACATCAAAGATTTTACTAATACGTGTGATGGTCGTATGGTAGTCGCCATCCTCGTCCTTGAACGTGGTGTAGCCCTCGGAGTCATCACCGCTGTAGATGGTGAACGCGAAGCTCATCTCCACGACAAGCCCGTTCTTGATGGACTCGTACATGTCACGGGCACGCTGGCATCCGTTGAGTGTGGCCTCGCACCATGCACCATGCTCGTCGGTTCCGATGACAAGGGAGCCGTTGCGCTGCCTAGCCAGAACGTCACCGCTGTGATCGAACTGCATGATCACGTCGCTCATGTCGCACTGGTCAAGCGCGTGGGCGTCAATCTCCTCGTACTCGGCAGGCCAGTACTTGGTGCGCGGGTACAGGATGTACGGGTCATTGAACGTCGTGAAGTAGCCTCTCACCTTGTAACTGGGCTCTTGTCCGTCCTCGGTCTCAATGGCCCTGAAGTTGGAAGCCGCAAAGCTTCGATACTGCCTATCGTTCGGGCGGAAGGGCATCTCGGCCTCCTTTGGTTCTCGATGCATCGTCTATTACTCGACGCCGTCAACGGCGTCTGGCTCAACGTCCGAGTCGTTGTTACCATCAGGCTCTGTGTCGGATGTGGGAGGTAGGTCACTATCGGATTGCGTGTCACCCGTACCGTGACCGCCAGACTCGGCAATGACGTTGTTGTTCTCGTCCAGCAGGTAGTACTCGCCGCGCATCGTGCGGGCGTTTCCGCCTGGGAAGTGTGGAAGTTGCAGCACGTCAAGAGCGGTGTTCCAGTTGAACACGCCTCTATCGAGCATGTCATCCAGCAGCTTGCGCTTGGACTCTGGCGTAGCGTATTGCAGATACGACGTGCTGAAGAAGAAGCGGTCCTTCTTGCGCTGGGTCTCTGACAGCTCGGCCTTGGATATGCCCTCTCCGAGCATGTTGAGGAACGGCTCGATGGAGCCCTCGTACCAGGCACCCCATTCCTCTTCTGAGTAGCAATTTTGGATTATGTGCTCGTTTATCCCGAAGTACGCATAGATCTGCTTGTTGACGCGCTCCATCTCCTTCTCGTCAATGATGAAGCGGTCCTCCTTGACCTGCGTGATGTCGGAGAACGTGTTGTCATAGAGCATCAGGCCCGTGCGGTTCTTGGAGCTGAGGTTGTCCACGTAGAAGCTCTCGCGCTTGCGCTCAAGGTCGTCACCATGCGTCATGCCTGTGACCTTGCCTATGAAGCGGATGCGTGCGCCGTTCTGGACCGCCTGCTCCTCGGCCTGCCTCTGCGCGTCCATGAGGGAGAGTACGGGACGCATCACGTCATTGCCCGAGCCGAACCAGTCGGACATGTACTGGAAGCGGGAGAGGACAGTGACCCTCCAGGCCTCTATCGCAAGCTCCTCGCCCGTGAACAGGTGGAACACGAACCAAGCCTCGTTCTGGTACTCGACCACATCGACAGAAAGCGGCTTCATGGGGAACAGCGCGACCGTTTTGAGGTTCCGGTCAAGGCCGGGAACGACAAATGCCGTGGTGTCCATCATGTACAGGGTCGCCACCCTGCGCAGGAACGTGGGCCACGTCATCATCGGGTTGGGCCATGTCCGGAACAACCCCTGCACAGCCATGTTGGCGGAGTCGGACCCCTCGAACTCCGGCTTTGCCTTGGAGCAAGCGGTGGCGAACCGCTCTATCGCCGCACGTGTCGTCGGATGGTCATAAAGAGACCCGTCCCACACTGAGAAGTGAGGGGCGGGCTCTGTGAAAGTGCGATAACCTTGGGCGATGGGGTCTCTGGTGCCTACTGACTGTGGGAGGTATGTAGACAATACTCCCATGTCTTGACACTATAAGGGATTATGTCGCGTTTGTCAAGCGAGAACCACAAGATTTTGTGGAAGCATAGGTAGATGGCACAAGATGTTGTGGAGCTTAGTATGTGTCAGACGGAATCTCCGAACGTCTCTCGCATCGCTTCCTCGTAGGAGGCATTGACGTTTATATCTGGCTTGGAGCCCTTGAGCGGTGATCATATGTCGCAATACATAGTTTCACCACACATATCATGTAATCGCATTGGTAAGAACGCGCACAATTCATTCTAACATGCGATAAGTCTCTCACGACTACCAAAATTCGCACACTTTCTGCACTTGCATTGTGATAGGAAATGTGCATACAGAACAAATTTGCTATATCGCTGATGGAGAGAATTATTATCACTTTGCCATACTTAGATAAAACGTAGCAATTACCTCCAATAATGGTATGTAGGAACAATCGGAGGTGGAGCTATTGGCAAAGATGAACATTACCATCGTTAGCACCAAGCGTGAGCGCCAGCATGCGGAGAAGCTAAAGACGGCCAAGCCGAACAGCATTGCCGTGAAGAAGCCCGAGCTGCTTGACATATGGGATTGGGACACAAACGAAAGACTTGGCCGTGACCCATATCAGCTTACGGTTGGCATGAATAGGATTGCATCATGGATATGCCCTGATTATGGGGTAGAGCATACGTATGATCGAGCAATAGATTCCCAATGCAAATCACGGTCGGGATGTCCATACTGCTCAGGCAGAAGGGTTCTTCCTGGCTTCAACGACTTGGCGACAACACATCCACATCTCGTCAAGGAGTGGGTCCGTGCGATTGACGGCGACCATACTCCCACAACAGTTACCAGAGGTTCTCATCTAAAAGCGCTTTGGCGTTGCTCAATCCACGGCACCAAATGGGTTGCGCTTATACAGGACCGTGCAGATGGAAAGGGCTGCAAAGAGTGTAGGAGAGATAAAATCTCAGCAATGAGGTCACGTGTCAAACCGGGCAACAGCTTGGCGGAGAAATATCCTGAAGTGGCAGCATCCTGGGACTATGAGCTAAACGACAAGACTCCATACGAAGTGTCTGCCCATGCTAGAGAGTCTGCATGGTGGGTCTGCCATGAGCATGGAGAGCCATATAAATGGTACGCGCCTATATACACGAGAACTGGCAAGCTCAAATGCGGATGCCCTAAATGCAAGTGGGACAAGATCAATAAGGCGCATATGACTCCAAAGAAAGGGCAGTCACTGGGGGATATGTATCCTGACTCGCTGCTTGAGTGGGCCCAGGACCTCAATGGTGATGTGACTCCGTTTGATGTCAAATATGGAGCCCAGAGACCGTTCTTTTGGAGATGCTCAATCTGCAACGACTATGTGTGGGAAGCTCTGCCATACAACAGGATAAAGGATGGGTCGTTTGTCTTAGGTTGCTGGAATTGCAGGATGAGCGGACCGAACAACCCCTACCGTGTGCCTCATGGAGGCGGATACCTTAAAGACACAAGACCTGATCTTGCTGCTGAGTTTGACGAGGAGAAGAACCTCAAGGATCTTGGCATAACCATAGACACCATAGCAACATACTCTGGGCTTGATGTTTGGTGGCGCTGCCCAGAGGGACATAGCTATCACACTACGGTCAACCATAGAGCGACCAGAGGTGATGGATGCGGCATATGTGCAGTCAGGTCGCATGTGTCGTTCCCTGAGAAGGCGATCTTCCATTACATCAAGAGGGTGTTTAACGACGCAAAGGATAATGCTCATCCCAAGATAGGCAAGCTCGGAGCTATGGAGTTTGACATATGGATAAAGTCCAAGAAGGTAGCCATTGAGTACGACGGCGAGTATTGGCATAGGGATGCTGAAAGGGATTGCCGCAAGGATGAGATTTGCGAGAAGAACGGCATACACCTGATAAGAGTCAGGGAGCCGGGATGCGCCATATATGACTCTTCCGCGACATTCGTCAACCGTGAGTCAAAGTACGGATACAGCTCACTTAACAAGGCAATCTCTGACGTATTCAAGGCGATGGGCACTGCATACCATCCAGACATAGACACCCAAAAAGATGAGCACCTCATACGGAAGCTCATCAGTCTGCCGACATCTGAGGTCGATATGTTTGAGCAGCTACGGCTGTTTGACTATGATGTCTGATCTCCTTCAGGAGGGTACCAACCTATGAGTTGCAGGTATTCATCTTGATGCTTTCTCAGCTCGATATAGGCGAAAATCTCAGCCATATAACCATCAATTTTTTTATTATGTTTTAAATTTTTCTTCTGCGGAAAGTAGTTGCCGTTGCTATCCTCGGGCTTCGACATTACGTTGGCGCGGCACCATTCAGTCGTAGGGCATGGATTGATTATGCGCTTTGCTCTGAGGTCTATCTGATGCTCCACCATGGCCGGCGAGAGAGCTTTTGCGGTTTGAGGTATGGCCTCAAAGTTCTCTTTGCCGACCATCATCTCTAGCTCGCGCTCTGTCCAGTCATCGACATGCCAGTCATCATAGCCGACAAAGCGGACGTACATGCCCATGTCGGCAAGCTCTTGAATCCAGTCTATGATTACCTTCTGGTTGACCTTGTCACCCTCGACAATCGTGAACGTCTTGAACCCGCATGTCTCCTGCTCTGCCCACAGGTGATATGGAACGGCATCTTGCTCCTTGAAGTCCTTGGCACCGTTAATCCTCACCTTCTCCTCGCAGATCCAGAAGTGCGGTATCTCATATATCCTGTCATCACCTGGGCGCATATAGGCGCACACAGAGGCCGAGATGTCACCGCTTTTTGCTAAATCGAAACCGACGATGCCATAGCGGTCTGTTGCAGGATTGAACTCGAACGTGGCAGGGTTATGGCACTCGTTATAGTCAAGAAAGCTCTCTGCGCTGTTGGCTCTGAGGTTAAACTCCTTAATAAGCAGAGACGGCCTGCTGCGAGGACTTTGCTTGGCCCTGTTAACTCGATCACGTAGATACTGCCAATCCTTAACCCCGCAGAGGAGCCCAGGGTTCGCCTTGGGCCAGCACGACTCGTCATCTATCTCTGACTCGGAGTCAAGCGTATAGAGAATGGGAAGGAACGTGTCATCGTGTATCTCACCTTTGAGCCATCCGTGGGCATAGCTCAGGCGTTCGTCCCATATGTTCTCCCTTACATAATTTTCTGTACTAATAATCCACGTAAGGCCCTGTTTACGTGCAGACATAGATTCTTCAATTAAATCTAGCAACGCGCCGTTGTCAACAAAGGCCCCGAGCTCATCGACCACCGCGCCGGAGGCTGACAGTCCGTCAAGCCTTCCAAGTGATGCGGCGAGAGGAACAAGGAACGATCCTGTCTTGTCGTAGTTGAGTCCTGACACACCACGTTTCTGGACCTTGCCTCTACGGATGCGCTTTGCCAGAGCTGGACTGCGCAACCGCATGGCGTCGGCTGCCCCGAAACATTTTCTGGCCTGACTTTCCCCGGTAGCGCAGCAATAGATTTCGCCACCTAATTCCAATGGCGTGTCGCTGGTGAGCATGTACAGCATAATCGCAGCTAGGAGGCTTGTTTTTCCGTTCTTCCTCGCAAGTGCCATGAGGATTTGGCGATGCTGCCTGTAGCCGTCATCATCCACGAAACCAAAGCCCATCTCGATGGCGGCACGCTCGTAGTCCTCTAGGATGAACGGCTTGCCCATCTTCTCGCCCTCTGGGAAGCACGTATAGCGCTCGATGAACTCAACCGGTCTAGTTGCCTTCGAAGGGTCATAGTGAAATCTTTTATACGGCTCGTGGAACCTTGGCAGCATTATCTCGGCGAGCTTGCGCATGTGACGGCACGCTATGATGTCACCGTCATGGATGGCCGTGAGGTACTTCTCGGCATCCGTGATGCCATTGGCGTCTATGTAGTTGTTACTAGGCGTTGAAGGCATCGAAGTCATCTTCCTCGGTCGGTGCCGTCGCGCTCTTTGCGAACGATGACACCTTCTTCATCAGGTCACCCAGACGCCCCACGTTCTTTGAGTAGGCGGTGAGCGCAGGGTTCTCCACCAGCTCCAGGTGGCGGTTGTTGGCCCCACCGACCTCCTTCTCGATCATCGGGCCGTCCTCCTTGACCATCAGTCGCAGCTCCTCGCAGAAGGCCCTGAGTGCGTCGGCCTCTATGAGCAGCGGGTCAACCAAGGTGCGGTCCATGCCGCTGAGGTTGGCAACGTCCTCGCGTGCCTTCTTGAGGAACGGGCTCAGCTTTGGCCTAGCCATC